GCTTGTCCTCTGGAATTGTACCACCTGGAATGAAGCCGAATACTCGCTTGAAGTTTTCTAGCTGCTTCTCATATGGATTGTACTTCGAACGATCGAGGAATTCCTTGGCAAGTGGATATGCCTTCTTCCAGATCTTTTCCATTTCTTCTGCATCGTCAGCTAGTGGGCTGATTGGACCCCATGTTGAAGACTCGTAGTTTGGTGTTAGGTTACCATTGAGCTTCTTGGAAACGATCTTGATCTTGAAGTTACAACCTTCGATTGGATCGAATGGAATTGCAGGTTCGTCATCAGAGACATTTGGATCTGGGTTCATACGAGCTTCAATCATCTTGAAGATCATTGGACCGTATTCGAATAGGAACACCTTACCGTTGTTGTCTGGGTTCTTTGGATCGTCTACTACGAGAATATTAGATACGTAGGTTTTGTTACGACGAATTGTGTGCTTTGATTTGTCGTCCTTAGCGATTGCCTGATTGTCGTAAATTGTACCGTTGTAATCGTATGCAGGATCCTTCTCGTCGTTGCCAAAAGTCTTAAGTGACTTTTCAACGTACCACTTACCATTTTTCTTGTTCTGATGGAAATATGAGAAATACTGAACGAAGGGTTCATCTTCACCAAGCGGAGCTGGTAGGAACCGAATTGTTGCACGACCATTGCCGTCGTCGTTCTTAAGATGCTTTAGGTCCCATAGACGAGCATCTGGTTCTTTGTCGTATGATCCGCCTTTTTTAAGTGATTCGACTTTCTTATTGAGAGAGTCATTTGTCTTCTTGCGGTTCTTTAGAAGTTCTTCGAATGAAGAGGCCATTTTAATTTTCCTTTAAATATGCTCTTTGGTATGACATAATTGTCGCAATAGTACTTGAGCTAATCACTATCATACTTATTTATTAAAATCTCTTTGTAGACATCTAAGTCTACATCTAGAAATGGATAATATTTTGGAAACATCATGAATGTTTCTTCATAAACAATACTATCGGTTTGAGATTTCCAGTAATCGACACATCCGAATATCTTATCCAAGATACTCATTGTTTCAGGTGCGATTTTTCCTTGGAAATAAAGTTGCAACAGTTCTGAGTTATTGTTCTTAAACTGTATTGCATCGTGAATATTATTAACACAATTCAAATCGTTTGTAAACGTATATTTTAGAGTGTTCCAAACTTTTTTCAGTCTTGTGTAGGGTTCGTCTCTGACTCCGAAGGGACTGACGTTGATGTCTTCGACGAAGTTCGCGAGGAGGAAGATAGCTGGGTCAGAATGTTGAGCGATAGTTTTGAAACGGAAAACATCGTTTCTACGTTCGAAAGAAGCATAGTTTGCAGTTGTTCGTCCAGAGTTTTTGAAAAAATCATATCTCTCACTGTGAAAATGGGTTTTAAGGGCTATGTAACAACGATAAGCTTTAAATGGTGTCATTCAGGCAAACGATTAATCTTTTCTACCATCTTGAGTTTCTCTGCTTCGATGTAGAGTTGTTCTTTTAGGACCTGGGACTTCGCAATGACCAGAGCAATGCTCTCAATGTCAACATCATTCTCTTCACAATAGTGAACGATAGCTTCCATCAATGTTAAATCTTTGTCCCAGATAAGATCGTCTAGTGTTTGGAAAAGTGATTTAGTTTCAAGTGGATTGTTCATCCTATAAATATTCCTATATTAAGAAGGGTTAAAATGTCAACAAATCTTCTAGAATCACTACGTTTTAAATTCACCGTCGATAGACTTCCTAACGTGTCATATTTTGGCAAGGGCGTAACGATTCCATCAATTAGTATTGGTGTTGCGAATGTACCAAATAGGTACTCAAATATTCCAGCTCAAGGTGACCATGCAGTATTTGCTCCAATCGATATTACTTTTCGCATCGACGCTAAGATGGAAAACTATAACGAAATTCTAAAGTGGATGACTGAGATTTCGTTTCCAGATAACAATGAACAATATGGAAATCCTGTTCGTCGTCCTAATCAAACACATTACAAATCCAATTTATCAGATGGAACGGTCACTCTCTTTACGTCCAAGGATAATCCAGCTTTCGAACTAACCTTTGAAGATATGTGGCCATCTGATGTAAGTTCCATCAACATTGAAATTGACCAAGAAAACGTCGTCTATGCCGAATGCACAGTAACTTTCCAATATGTAAAGTTTGCTTTGCAAGCCATTTGATAAATCTAAATATATCATAATCCGTACAGTATGTAAACATGGGAGTTCAAGCAAATGAAGCTGGAACAAATTATGGAACTGTGGAGTGAAGATGCTAAGATCGATAAGACTAGAATCTCAGAAGAAGCAGTTAAGACTGTTTCCCTCCATTCAAAATACCACAACATCTTGAGTAAAGAACGCTTGAGACTTCGTCAAATGGAACAAGAGAACAATGAGCTTGTCCATCTAAAATTTGACTACTACATGGGTGAACTCGATGCAGACACTCTCAAAGAAAAAGGATGGGCTCAGTACCAACGAAAAGTTCTAAAAGGTGACGTTCCTCGTTACATCGAAGCTGATAAAGACATTATCGCTTTCAACCTCAAATACGCGATCCAAAAAGAAAAAGTAGACTTCCTAGTCGATATTCTAAAGTCTGTTCATGCTAGAAATTTTTCTATTAAGAGCATTATTGATTGGTCGAAGTTCGCTGCCGGAGAATTCTAATGGCCGATCTATTCATCGAACAGGTGAATGAGGTTCACTGTAGACTAGTCTGCGATATCGGCCTGTTCCTTGAAATCTCTGACAAGTTCACCTTCTTTACAGAAGGATATAAATTCAACCCTAAATTCAAGGCAGGTTTCTGGGATGGTAAAATCCGTCTTGCAAACAGGAAGAACGGAACGATTTATAAGGGTCTCATTCCAGAGATAGTAAACTATTGCAAAGAGCATAAGATTTCTGTAGAGCTCGATCAAAATCTGTTTCCTGAACCTGTCTTCAAGATGGCTCCTGAAGACGTAAAAGCTTTCTACAAGCAAATCGATGCACCTTACGAACCAAAGGATTACCAAGAAAATGCAGTATCTATCGCGATTAGTTCAGGTAGAAGTATCATCATCTCACCGACTGCATCTGGTAAGTCTTACTTCCTCTACGGTCTCGCAAGATTCTACAAAGAGATGGGACTCAAAGTTCTTATCCTCGTCCATAGAGCAGCCCTTGTCGACCAAATCATCAATGATAACTTCGTAGAAGAATATGACAAGAATCGTGGTTCATTTACAACTCATACAATCTACGCTGGTCAGGACAAATACGTTGATGCTGACATCACAGCTTCTACATGGCAGTCAGTTGTTAAACTTCCAGAAGAATGGTTCACAGGAAGAAATCCAGCAACTGGAAAACCTGTAGCAACACCTGAAGGAAAGCGTTGGAAAGGTTACGACGTAATCATAGCTGACGAGGTTCACGCTTGGAAGGCAATGTCTTGTATCTCCATCATGGAGAAGTGTACGAGACAAAAGTTCAAAATCGGAACAACAGGTACTCTCGATGACATCGAAGCCAACAAGATGTCTCTTGAAGGTCTGTTTGGACCACCTACTCAAGTCGCAAGAACCTCTGAATTGATGGACTCAGGAGATATCGCCAACCTTACGATCAATGCTCTCATCTTAAACTACCAAGCGATTGAATGTAAATACATAGCGTCACAAGACTACAGAAACGAAGTGGTTTGGATAGAAGACAATCAAGAGCGGATGAAGTTCATTCGTAAGATGTGTGCCAACTTAGAAGGTAACATACTCATTGCTTTCAGACACAAGAAGCATGGTCTCGAAATATTAAACATCCTAAAAACGGAAAATAAGTTCTTCGTAGATGGTGGTGTTAAAATTGATACACGTTCTGGACACGCAAAAGCAATGGACAAATCAGACTCAATGACAGGTGTCGTTTCTCTAGGTACCTTTGCTGAAGGTATCAACATCAAGAACGTAAACCATGTAATTTTAGCATGTCCTCTCAAGTCAAAGATTAAACTTCTACAGATGATCGGTCGTGGTCTTAGATTGTCGGATACAAAGAACTCAGTCATTTTCTGGGACATCATCGATAATCTTAAGCACGGAAAACGGAAAAATTTCGCTCTTATTCATGCACTTGATAGACTTAAGAGATATAAGTCTGAGGGCTTCAAAGTAAATATGATTGAGTATAGCATGAAGGGATTACTAAATGGACAAAGAAGTCAGGGTAATTGAACTTAACAACGGTACAACTCTAATAGCTGAGATTGTAGAATATACAAGAGAAGGTAATATTCTTGTTGGATATCCTCTACATATGGACTTGAATTTTGATGATGATGGTAAACCAACTCTTTTTATTGACAAGTTTTTAAAGTTCAATTCTGAAAATCAAGAGTCTCTTCTAGTAGCTAAAGACATTCTCACTACGTATACTCCTCATTATGATGCTTCTAAATATTATTGGCAGGTAAGAGATAGGTTTGAGAAGCATTTTGATGCAATGATCAGAAATATGTTCACTCAATTCATAGACTCTGGTACAACATATGATGAAGAAGAACTTATAAGCTCAACAGTTCATTAAATCATATATGAACTATTAAGTCACTTAGTGACTCATATGTGATACTTTATGTCTTACAGATTAGACATATCTTCATGGTATGTCTAACGAAGTTAACATTCTGTTTCTGAGGTCTATTCAAGCTTAAATATAATAATATTAACATTCTGTTTCTGAGGTCTATTCAAGCTTAAATATAATAATATTAACATTCAATTATTATAATCGCTGCGTAGCAGCGACGCGCGATAGGCGCGTGGTACTTATTTGTTTTAGTCTTTCAGATCATTCATCAGATAGACACAATTAGGCTAGGAGCTAATCGCATTTCGATTTCATCAAATCGACACAAGTGATATTGTAAACCAAATGGTAAGGACAGGTGGTGCGATGTGCCCTTTTACTTACAGTCTTAACCGACGCAGTCTATATGCTAAAATGCTATATCACCAACAAATTAACGACCAACAAATCTTATGGAAAAAATTGCGATATTATAAAGTTCCATTTCAAATATAATAAAGTCTCGAGAACTTTCTTCAACGAGAATGAATGAGATGTCTCTCAATCCGTACTATGCGATACGTAGATAATAACTAAACTATCTTGAGGATTACCCTTACGCAGAGATTCCCTGGTGTCATATTAGGTCCACCACAACCTTAAAGCATATATGTTCTTATTTATAGAATTACAACTATGTCGAAATCACGACATGTAAATATAGATATAATACTTTTCCAATTGGAAGTAAACTATTTTGTTTACATTCCAACGCTTTTGTTGTATATTGAATCATGGAAAAAATTAAAGTAATATTTCTAGATGTTGACGGAGTCCTCAATACGATTAGGAGCTGTTCTCTATATTCGCTATCAAAGCCGCGTGTTAAGCGACTTAAGAATATCATAGAACGCACCGGTTGTAAACTGGTCTTGTCCTCCACATGGAGGAAGGATCAAAGAGCGATCAAGCGACTCAATACAGTGGGTCTCAAGTTCTACGGCTTCACGGACCAAAATGGTCCATACAGAGGTTTCGAAATTCAACGTTACCTGGACAACCATCCAGAGATTGAAGAATACGTCATTTTAGATGATGACGGAGACATGTTAGATTCTCAGTTAAGACATTTTGTCCAGACCACAATGGAACATGGACTCTCAGATACTTTAGCCTATCGGGCAGAATACATTTTAAAGACAGGACCTTGGCATTTAAATGGCGATTATCAAAAAGAAACGAGTGGTTCAGAAGAACCGCAATAAGTCAAGAGATTACGTAAACGGTCCAGAACTTCAACGTTACATTTTAGAGTGGTACGATACGGGTAAGGAAGCAATTCCAGATCCTATCATCCTTGCAGTGATGCAGATCATTGAGCGTCTGGGTACAAAAGGTAATTTCAAGAACTACACATACATTGAGGAAATGAAGGGCGACGCTATCGAAGCTTGTCTTATTGCCCTTCAAGGTAAGAAATATAACCCATATAAATATTCTAACCCCTTCGCATATTTCACACAGTGTGCGTGGAATGCTTTCATCGCGGTTATCACCAAAGAACAGAAAGAGTCTTACATTAAGCACAAGTCTCTTGAGTATCATTACCAAGACATGATGCTAAATGGTGAAGACGCTATGGAACAGAACGCGGGTGTTGAGTTAAACGTTGACCTAATCGAAAAGTTCGAGCTTAAGACTAAGGCTAAACGTAAGAAGAAGTCAAACGATACTATGGATGAATTCCTCAAATAGGAGATATAATGAGTGACCAGACCTACCTTCTCCCTGCATCTGTTTTGGATGTCGGAGATAAGATTACAAACCAATACACCTCACTGAACGAAAAGTACCATGCAGTACAGCGCTTGAAGGCAATTCAAAAGTACTGCAACCAGCAAATAGAGAAATATTACGCGAGACCAGATGCTGCAGAAGGCAAGCAGTTTACAAAGATAAGGTCAGTTAGAAACTTCTGATTTTATAAATACCTCAGAAGCCATAGCGGAGTACGAGGTGATGTTTAAACGGAATAAGTATTTTAAAACCTATAAAAGCATTATTCGAAATGTTCAAAGTCAGAATCGAAATAGAATCAACGGATACTATGAAGAACATCATATTATTCCACGTTCTATTGGTGGTTCTGACTTTGACTACAATCTAGTTTTATTAACACCTCGTGAACACTTTATTTGTCATCGCCTATTAACAAAATTCCAAAAGCATGATAAGAATACTAGAGCGATGTTTTGCGCTTTAAATTTTATGTGCATCACAAATACAAATAAAACTATTTCTTCATCGACATATTCTTTCATAAGACATAAATTCTCAGAAAGTATTTCAGGAGATAATCACCATTCTCGTGGGCCATTGGGTCCTGTTTGGAAGGAAAATGTTTCTAATGGTGTACGAAGATCATGGGAAAATGCCTATGAACGTAAACAGGCTCTTGGTGAAAAAAATCGTCAATGGGTAAAAGACAACCCTGAAAGAGCAAAAGAAATTCAACTCAAAGCTGCCGCAGCCGGTGGTAGAGCTTCTAAAGGTCGCGTATTTTCTGACGAACATAAACGAAAAATTTCTGAAGGACAAATAGGAAAAATTGTCTCTGAGAAACAAAGATTAAGTTTGGGTAAAGCTGCGGCTGGCAGAAAATGGCTGAACAAGGACGGTAAGAATACTTTTGCTAAAGCAGAAGATGTTCAAAAATTATTAAACGATAATTGGGAATTCGGAAAGAAGCATAAGGTTAAAGTATGACAAAAATCGTATTAATAACAGATACGCACGCTGGATGCAGGGGAGATTCTCCCATATACCATGATAACGCAGAACTTTTCTTCAACGACATTTTCTTTCCATATCTCGAAAACAATAAAGACATCACTAAGGTAATTCACCTTGGTGATGTTCTAGATTCTAGAAAGAAAGCTGACCTCAACACTATCGATAGGGTGAAGAAGTATCTCTTCGATCCTATGCGTGACATTGGGATGTCTATGCACATCATACTTGGTAACCACGATGTGTACTACAAAGAGTCAAATGCAATCAACTCACCTGACCTAATCTTCAACGACTATAGAAACGTCGAAGTCTTTCCAAATCCAGTCGAGTGCAACGAGTTCGTTTACCTTCCTTGGATCAATAAAGAGAACGCTCAGGAGTCGTACGACCTTCTCAAAGCAACCAAAAGCCGAGTTGTTTTAGGACA